CCCGCTTGATGGGACCGGGCACTGTTCCTGCATCTGCCCAGCCCGCCGTATAGGTGATGGTGATGACGTTGGGCTGAATCACCGTCGGAGGCCAGAAGAATCCGTACTTCGGAGTGATCCGCCCTGGTTCGTTGTTCGTGTCCACGATGTAGGTCGCGGGGTCCATCGTCTGTGTGTTGCCGTTCTGGTCCACGTACACCACGCTCGTCACTGAGGCGAGAGGCGGACGCGGTATGTAAATCGCGAAAATCTCCGGCGTGCCGAAGTAGTAGTTCGCGTTGTCGTAGCGCGGCGAAATCTGGTTAATCGGGTCCGTGACGCTCGACCACGGGAAGCGGTCCATCGTCAGGACAAACGTCGCCGGCATGAGTTGCCGCCGCAGGTACAACTCGACCATCTGCCGTGCATCGGTAATCAGCGAACCCAACTCTGTGTCGTCGTTCGTGTAGGCGGTGGGAATACGCAGTTGCGCCTTGAGTTCTGAGACCGTGACCGGCTCGCTCGATGGCTGAACTGTGACTTGGAGACCCATCGCTTACATCGCCTGTGCAGTAACGCTGAACGTGAATGCCGCACCCCCAACATCCACCGTCGTGTACTTCACCCGGTACTGGTCACACAGGATGTTTTTGAGGCTGCCGGCAGAGAGAGCGGTGCTCCCCTTGTACATGGCTTCCGCCACACCGCCGACAACCTTCGCCACAATGGATTCCGGCATAGAGTCCGTGCCCGTAACCTGCGTGAAGTGGCACACGTCGATCCACGTTCCCGAGACCTTGCCCTGAACCGTGACATCCAGTGTGTCTGTCCCGCCCGTTGCCGCACTCGTCACGTCGAGGGTAAACGCAACCGCAGTGCGGCAACCGGGGACGGAATATGCTGAACCTGTCACCGTGCCAGCGCCAGAGACGCTGGTGGACGGCAGCAGGGTTACCTGGTCAGTCGTCGAAGCCTGAGAGAACACGCCTCACCTCCGGTTAGCTGACCTTCTTGACGTATTCGAGATAGCAGTCGTAGAGGTTCAGCGCGTCGGTCGTGTGAGCGCCCGGAGTCAACGCCACAGAGACGGCACTGGGGTAGGCGGACAGCGAGTTCGCGGCGATGCTCACCGTGACTTCGCCAAGCGTTGAAGCGCAGGCGCTCGTCGCTCCGCCAGCATTCGTGCCCCCGACTCCAGGAAACACGTCGGCCGTGATGGTCGGCGTATCGGTCGTGCCGCCCATTTTGGTGAGCAGCTTGAGTGTGCAGGCTTTCGTCACGTCCATGTCCACAGGGACCGGAACGACAGGAAGCTGAATCTCGACCGAACTCGACGATGCCCACTGAACGGTCATCATCTTGTCCGTGGCGCCGTTCACCCGCTTGTAGGCAGGTCCGGTGTTCGACGTGAGGATACCGCCCGGAGGGGTCGCCGAGTTGTTCGGGATGTCGTTGGTGGCAATCAGGCGGGCGCTCGCCAGGTCGAACCGGATGGTGCCGGTTCCCAGCGAAGCGACCGCGCTGGCGTCGAAAGTTCCGCCAGAGTCGATGACGAGCGAACCGCCGATGTGCGTGGCGCTTCCGCCCTGCGCAGCGTAGTTCTTCGCCTGACCCGTGTAAGTCGTATCAGCAGCCATTGTGTTTGGCTCCTTTGTCTCAGAGGGTCAGGAATTACGAGCCGACAACGGTCGTCTGGGCGAGTGCCGAGGTGTCCGCAGTCGTCGGACGGCTGCGAGCGCGGTACAGAACACACAGGATGGTGTTGACCGTGGCGTTCTGGGCGGTGCGCGTGAACGCAGCCCGCACATACCGCTTGCTGGGGCGAATCACGTCCACGATCAGCGTTTTGTTGCTGGAGGTGGAAGCCGTGAAGGTCGCCGTAGCGCCCGTGATGGTCGCCATGCCCGAGGTGCTGTTGGCACTGTTTTCCTGTACGTTCAGCGTGAGGACCGAGGCGTCCACAACGGTCGCCAGGTCCACGATGAAGCAGCAGCCGTCCCAGCCCGACATATCGACGATGCTGGAATCGACTTCGGTCGTGCCGGCAGTCGCGCCGTTCGAGACCTTGATGATTTGGACATCTTCCGTGAGTTGGTACATGAGTGTTATTCCTCTGCGTGAGAGCCGCGAACGGCGGCGGTACGTTTGTGTTTTCGCGTGGCGGTTTCTGGGGCGACTTGCGTCTCCACCGGATCCGCCTGCCCGAACTCAATCAGCCGTACAGCCTCAGCCGCGGGGAGGTCGATAACCTCCCCCGCGTACTGAAAGCTGCCACGGTCACAGCGGTCAGTGGTTAGCTGGACCTTCACGAGTCACCTGTGGATTAGTGGGCGAGAACCTTGACCGGGTGCGTGCCAGCGTCCAGCAGATTCGAGTCCGCCCTCATGAAGGCCACAAATGCCTCTTGATCTTGATCCGCGTATCTTTCGACCAGCCGACGAAGCCGGAGAGTCGCGACTTCGCGAATCTTGAACTTCGTGGTCTGCCCAAACAGCACGGTCTTCTTGCCCGAACTGATGGTCGAGTCCATCGACTGGTTGTAGAAAACGCGGTATCCACTGAGGGTGTCAGGGCGACCGTCCTGCAGGCCCGAGGACCACAGGTAGCGACCGAATCCGTCCTTGAGCTGGCGCAGAGCCTTGATGATGCTGTCGTGCATCATGAAGCAAGCGCCGGAACGGTAGAGCGGGTCCACCGAGTGCTCCAACCCGATCAGGTCGTCGGCCGCGATTGCGTTCGCGCTGGCGGCGCTGAACGTGGTCGAGGCGGTGACGATGCCCTTCGGCTGCGAAGCGCCCGAGCCGGTCGTGTAGTAGTCGTTCAGACCACGAGCCATACGAATGCCGAGCAGGTGGCTCAGAGTCGCAGCTAGGTCGAACGCGCTGTCCTCCATCAGTTCGACCGGAACATTCACGATGTTCGAGGTGAACTTGTAGGCGTTGAACGTCACCTGTCCGACCGTCACGTCCGTCTCGGAGACGGTGGCGTTCTCGGTGATGAGAGTCGCCTTGTTCGTGGTGTCGTTGGTGGTCGGCCACGGAATCGGGTTGCCTTCCGCAGTACGGAAGATGTCGCAGGCGTCGCGCATCTGCCCGTAGGCGAGAAGCGCGACCTCGAAATTGCGCATAAATCCTTCCGGCACGAGCCCACCGCCTGCCGACATTTTCAAAACAGACATCGCCCGGTGCTCGGGCCGGGGAAACTCGCCGATGATCTGGTTGCGGGCTTCGTTGTATTTGCTCGTGGCGAGCGGAATGGCGAATTCCTTGCCACGAATGTTGATGCCCAACTGGCGAGCCGCTTCCTTCTGCTCACGCAGAACAGGCTTGCCGTGAACGTCGCGGATCCATCCGGCGAGAGCCTTTGACCGGATTTCCCAATCCGACCCGCCAGCACCGGCGTTGCGCCTGACCTTGCCTCCGTCGAAGTCATCGCGACCCGGCTTGGCAATGTCAGCGCCGTTGGGGTTCAGGACAGCGGCGACGCGCTCTTCGATTTCGAGCAGCTTGCCGTTGCCGTCGTACTCTTCGTTGATGCGGTCCCACTCGACTTTTTCGTCTGCGGTCCAATCGGAGCGCTGCTCCTTGTGGAGCGTGTCCCGCATTTCGCCCATGCGCTTCGCAAGGCGTCCGGCCTTTTCGCGCATCTCTTTCAGTTGCTTCGACATCTGGGGTTTCCTTCACGGCTTGTCGCCGGAGAAAACCAGCCTGTCGAAATACAAATCGGCGGCGATTCGCCGGCGATGGATGAAAAACATCAACATCACCAGCAGAGTCGCCGCCGATTTGACAGGGGCTTATCTGCGTCTCACTCCACGGTTCTGGTGACTGGGCACCGTTCCCGCTTCGTGGTCAGATTCAATTTTCCGCGCGTGGCTTTCCTGTGTGTTGAACCCGTGAGTCGCCTAGGTCTCCAGTTATTCCCTCTCGTGGGAGACTCCACGGCTGAGAGGCAAGATGTTCCCGATGTCAGCGACTCTGGGGAACCCACG